TTTGGTTCTTGCTTCTTAATTTAGCAGGCATACGAACAACAGCCTTTGGAACATTAGTAGAATCCAAAGTGAAAGGAACGCCATTTGATACACCAGTGGTTAAATCACCAGTATCAAAATCAAACTCAGCGTTTCTGGTTTCGGCTAAGATGCGAGCATCTAAATCAGTAGCTACTTTAATAGCAATCTGACCGCCAATAACTTCACCGGGATTTAAAGGACCGGCTTGTGTGACTTCGCCATCAGAGATATAGAATACAGCTTCTTTCTCTAAATTAATTGTTAAAAGTTCGGTTGTGTCAGAAATCGGGTCAATAATAGAATTATTACCGCGAACAGTTGAGCGAACCTTTACGCCAGAAATATCATAAGCAAAACGTTCTACACTTTCACCATATTTCAATTTCTTTTCAAAGCGTAAATTAGCGATTGATTTACCTACTAAAACCTTATTAAATATCTCTTCGTATGCGTTGTCAAACATCTCCTGAAAATTCATTAAACTCATATTTATATTTATAATTTAATCGGTCTACAAATTTAAACGGCTAACAAGCCCCTCATTATATTTTTTCTTTAGTTCTGGATTAGCCATTACCTCCGCAAAATATTTAGGGTCGTTCATTTTACTTTCGTCGTATGAACCTTCTTTGCCGCCACGAGGAATAGATGTTTCCATCGTTCGCTTACCGGCGACCGTTTTACCGTAAGTTTCCTCTATGATTTGCTGAAATGTTTTCTTGGCATTTTGAGGAAGCAAAGATAGCTCTTTAATAACATCGCGATTAACGACATCTTTATATTCGGGCATTTCCTCCATAACTTTATTAAAGTTTTCGGAGAATATCTTTTCAATGCGTTCAGCCCTTTCTTTTGCCTCTAGAGGCTTAAGTTTTGACTGAATAACCTCATCGGCTTCCTGTTTTGCTTTTGAATAGATAATAGTTGATAATTCCTCTAAGAAATTAGCATCTACATCATACTTTTCAGCGATGCTCTTTAAATCTGAATTGATTTCAGACTTAGTAGCACCTTTTTGGATTTGCTCTTTTAAGAAATTGATTTCTTTTTCTAATGCCTTCTTTTCTTTCTTTGTTTCAAGAAATGTTTTAAGGGGCACTCTATCGTCTTTATCGTTTTCTTTATTAAGCAATTCCTCTACAGTTTCAGCCTTAGTTTCTTCGGTGGTAGTTTCCTCTTCTTGAGTTTCCTCTTTTGAGGTTTCTTCCTCCTTAGTTTCTTCGGCTTGAGTATCTTTAACCTCCTCTTCAGGAGTAGTTGTCTTTTCTTTTGACATATAAAGTTATTTTATGCTAGACTCCCTAGCAGACAGACAATCTCTGTCGGGATAAAACAGCTTAAATCACTGCTTGTTGCCCTCATAAAAGGGCAATATAGCAACTATCTAATATGTTTACGACCGCAAGAACAAGTAAATACTTCGCTATCTCCGCTTAAATCTACTAAAGCACCACACAAGCATTCTCTAGTATATTTATTTTTATTTTCTGCTTTTTCTGCCTGTTTTTCTGACGGCTCTTCTATTGGCTCTATTGGTTCTTCTACTGGGTTTTCATTATTATTAACTTTTGATTTAGTTTTTTTTATCATATTTTTGTTCTTCTTCTAATACTTTAACCTTATCCCCCGCCTCTTTTAAAGTATTAAGAAAATTAATTTTGCTTTCTAATTTTGATATTTTAGTTATAATCTCAATATGTGATAAATTTTGATAAGAATTAATTAATTCCACAAGCATATCTTCTTTGTCTTTTTCTGTTTCTTCTATTAAATATTTACCAGCCTCACTATTAGCAAAGATTAAATAGGCTTTTTGCTTATCAAGCTCATCTTCTATTTCTTTTTCATTTTCTTCTTCTTTATTGTCTAAATTATCTTTATTTAAATTCATAACCAGTTTGTTTTGTTATTTCAGCCATTTCGGCTTTAATATTTTTAATGGCTTCTTTTAAGTTTTTAATAATATTTTCTGCCTGTTCGGTTGCCACCATATTCTCTTGGTATAACCAGATAGCATTTCTTTTTTCATTATCTACGTCTAAAACATATGGGTGATTTCTAGCTACATTGTCGGCTTTAGCTATATAAATTTTCTGTTGCGCCGTTATTTCTGTTAGTTTCTTTTCTAAGTCTTTAATGGTGTCTGTAAAATTAGCTGGCTCATATTCCAATTCAAAGTCTGATTTAACTATGTTTTTGTCTTTTAATTTATATTTCATAATTTTATTGTTGTGATATTGGTTGCCCCGCTTGTTGCCCCACGGGAACACCGTTGGGAACACTATTGGGCATACCATTAACACTATTTAATAATTTATTTTCATTATTCATTGACTCTATTAATTCTTGTTCCATTTTTCTGGCTTCATTACGCATAATGGTCGGCTCTAAAGATTTAATATAAAGACTGATAAGCTCAAATTGCTTCATATTAATATCTTCTTTATGGTCGCGGAGATAAGATACTAATTTTTGTTTATAAGCATTATTAGCCATTTCATTAATCTCAATGTTTTCTCCATTAAGTAATGCCTCGATATCTCTATCAGCTTCACTCATTAACTCTTCGTTTCCATAGTTTTTAACATCTAATAATTCTCTAATTTCGTCAGATGAAAAACCAGATATTTTGGCAGCTAATTCAAAAGCTTTGGTTGGATTTACTAAAGGATTTTGTGCTTGTGCTGTAATAAATTTAAATTTATAATCTTGGTTTCTCAAAGAATTGGTCATTTCAGCATTGCTTGCTTCTACTAAACAACCAAATTCATCTCCCTTTTTAAATATATCTCTTTTGCCGATATTTTTCATTTCTACCCCATCTGCCCCCAAGATTTCTACTGCTATTTTTTTATTTAAATGGTCTTTAATGCCCCATTCATAAAGTTTAGCAAATCTTTTATATCCAAAAGCATAGCTTTTATTTAATAATCCAAATCTATCGGCGGTCGCCTGTTGATTTCCTTCATAAATACCAACCTTACCGCTTTCATCTGCCATTCCCGCCTCATTATCTCCCACTCCCGATGCTCTATCTTTAATATATTGAAGTTTGTCAAATACCTGTATAGGAGTTGTAATTGATGGCACTTTAACAAATTGGATAGCTTGGTCTATATTTACTCCCTTCTTAACAGGAATAATGCCGTCTTTTTTATACTTAATAACCTTAGACATATCTTCAATATCACCAACCCTAACTATCTTTTGAGGTTTATTTACAGCTTCGGCATTATCTAACATTTGATTAATAGATACCTCTTGAGCCATTAAAACCTCTCTGATATAATCGCAATAACTTGGTGTCCAAAATTCTGTTAAATCTGGAAAACAAGCCCAAGACCAATAAGGGAATAAGTTTGAAGTAAATATATCGGTTAATTTTTCTGCTCTAATCCAACGACCGCTATTATCCATTAAAAGATAATATCTTTCTCCTTCATAGGTTGTAATCCATTGCCAAAACTTAAATTTGTTATCATTTTGAATTTCTTTTTGTCCAATAGTTTCATTATCATAAGAACGATATTGTTTATTGGTTTCTTCGACGACTGTTTCATTTGAATTTCCGCCACTTTCTATAATCTCTCTAACCATATCTCCGTGATATAGTTTTTCTTTTACGCCCCTCTTTAATTCTTTAATATTCTTAACCACTCCATAATGCCCCATATACATAGCGGTTTCAATATCAATACCAGATACAGACGGGTCAATTAAGAAATCATAAACATCAATCGGTTCTAGGTGTGCTTTATATCCATCTATTGAGTCGGCATAATAAAGATAAATAGCTCTACCATATAAAATGGCTTGTTTCTTTCCAACAATATCTTTTAAATCCCAAAAATCAATATCGGCATCGTTTTCTTTTAGACTATTAAGATATTTAACTCTTTTTAATTGGCTATTCTTTCTTTTGTAGTATTTAAATTCTAAAGGATTATCAATCTTTGAAAGCAGGGTGTGGACGAACTCTTGCATCTGCCCCAAAGCCACATTAGCTCTAGTGGTATCATCTACTTCTTTTTGTCCATAATATAAAGACTCATTAATTCTCCAATTCTTAATCTTTCCATTCTTATAAAGTCTAGCCTCTTCAATTTCATTTAGAGCTTGAGCAGCAATTTTATCTGCTAGTGTTTTATTTAACATATTTATTTATAAGCTATATATTAATTAAACTATGAGTTACTTCTGGCTCAACATCATAATCATAGCTTTGTTTAACTTCTACCCAGTCTTTCATTTGCCAAGCAATAGCAGCCGCCATTAATAAATCAAAGTGTCTTGTCGTTAGTCTTGGGTCTGTGTCTTTGTCCATTAAATCATCTCGCGAATAACTTTTAGCTTCATTTATTAAATCTTCATCTGTTAATTCTAATAAGCCATCATCAATTGCTTTTTTAAGACCGAATAACATTTTTGGCTTGGTTAATCCGTTAGTTAGCCAGCCATATTCTTTGTTTTCCGTTCCTTCAATTTTAGTATCTTTTGGTTGAGTAAAATATTGATTAACTCCCAGCTGTTTACAAATAGCAATGGTGGTATGTCCGTGATTGTTCTTTTCTATGGCTACTAAATTACCGCCATATAAATTTGATTGTCTTTCTATTTCATATCCGAATATATCGGGTTTAATTGTATTATCTTTATAGGTAGCCACCACTCTGGCTGGAATTGTATCAAAATCTATAAATACCGAAGTTGAACTATCCAAACCAACACCGCCAGCAACATCGTGTCCACTCGCTATTCTATGGCTAGGGTCAAATTTATAAAATATTTTAAATCCAGAACTTTCTTTAATTGGTTTAATGGATTTCATCGCCTCCAGTTTTTCTCTATTAAAAAGAATATCATTACTAGCACTAGGTTTGCACATCCGTTCCCCAGCGAAATCATCATCATCAATTTTCATTTGCTCTATATCTTCTATGGTAAATCTATCTGACCAAGTGGAATTTCCGCTTTCATCTAATATCGGAATAATTAAAACTTTATTTAGGGTATTTCTTTTTTCTACCAATTTATGAACATTACCTCTTTCTGATAAATAATTAGCATTAATTATCATTGAACCGTCTTTACTCAATGATGTTCTGGCTTCTTCTATATTATCCCAAATCATTTTAGTAATAACCGCAGACCGTAAGGTTTTTCTCGTTTCTATGTCTTCTCCGATAATTAAATCTGGTCTTGCTTCATTTTGTAATGCCCCGCGCTGTTCTGTTCCCACCGTATCGGCAATTACTTTAATGCCGGTATAAGTAGTAAATGAGCTCATCGTTTCTTCTCTTTTAAGGTCTGATTTCTGAAATATATCGGGATATAAATCTCGTGAGCTAATTAGTATGTTATAAATATCAGTAACAATTTGCTTGGAGTTAGTAATATCTACCGATAAAATTTTAATATACTTTTTGGTTTTATCTTCATCGTTTAAAATAGTAAAGGCTATAAATAATTTTGTTCTGGCTGTTTTACCGCAACCTCTAAATCCGATATTAGTAAAAGATTTTAATCTGCCCCTATAAGAAGCAATTAAATTTAAATCTATGTCTTTATGAAAGGGGGCATCTTTAGAAGTAAAGTATTTAGGAAGTGAATATCTTGCCCATAGATTAAACTTAACTCTTACCGCTTCATCTGAGTCTTTACTATTAAATAAAAATAATGCCTTCTTCTGTTCATCTGTGCCCTTGTTTAATATTTCTTGTATAGTCATTTATAGTAATTTATGGTTCTTTATGGTTTAATCTCAAAAACTCATCAATAGCTTTAAGTGCTTGTTCTTTATCTTTTTTTGTGGGAACTAAAGATTGTCCATTGGTTGTAATATCGGTTTCAGTCTTAATAGTCTTGGGTAAAATAGAAGATACCAACTTTTCTTCAAACTCGGTTAATTCTTCATTGGCCATTACTTTACGATTAACTTTCTCCCAAAGCTTATTAATGGCTGATACTTTATTCCATTCTTCGTAGATTTTCCTTCTACCGCTATTCTGATTACCCATTTTTTATTTTAAAACTTTTTTATTTTTTAATTTTAGCTAATTTTTTGGTCTTTTTTAGTTTATCATCACAACAATCGCATTCAACAATTTCTACTCCCATATTGCCCTCAATAATTGTTATTCCCATTTTATTTGCCAATAAGCTAATAGCCTCATCGTTAAGATTGGCTTGATATTCTAGGCTATCAATTCTTTCTTCTAGGGCTTTAATTTTTTCTTTGGTTTTTTTAAGATTAAACATAGTTTTATTTTTAAATTTTGTCAAATTTATATCAATTTATATTCAATTAAATACTATCTATCCTTTAACCCTCCAATATATTTAATTCGAGCTTGTAAACTTATCTATGTAGAGTTATTTACCTATTCATAAGTTTATGCCTAGCCCTCCGAAGTCTAGCAACCTTTTATTCTTCCACTGAACACATCAGATTGGCGTTGCTAATAACTTGTGGTCGCATTCCTTATGTTTAGGATTTGTGAAAAATAAATTTGAAGATTTTTCACTTTATACAGTTTATGTTCTGATTGGAGTCTCCCGTTGTCAGGATGGACAGAGCGGGAAAATTTTTATCAGAACACAAATCTGTTTAGGTGGTGTTTTTTAAGACGGACACAACCTATACGCCGTCATAACTCATTGTGTTTATATAATTCTATAATGCTCTCAATAGAATGCTGGGACACCCTTTACCAGAGCATTGGCAAAGGGAGGGCTAGGCCAGCGCTTTATTCAAAGCACTATTAAAATTTTTAAGGTTATTACCCGAAAATATAATTAATATTTAAGGTTATAGCCTTATTTTTTCTTTCTTTTTGGTTTAGCGCCAGCGACAGACAAAGCAATGGCAATTGCTTGTTTTTTCGGTTTACCGTGTTTTAATTCAGTTTTTATGTTTTTACCAATATTTTTTTTACCTTTAAGTAATGGCATATTAAAAGTTATCTTTATAAAAGGCAAAAATAGCCGCCTCTAGTGTTTGTATGGTTTGATGCGGTAATTGTAAATTATATATTTCTGAAAAAGCCTCAATCGTTTCGTGTATAAGGGCTGATTTCTTTCTATCATCTGATTGTTCTTTATTAATTAAAATAATTGATTTATCAAAAGAAACAGAACCGCTTTCGGCTAGACCAGAAACTTCATTAACAGAAAAAGTAAACCCCCCTATTTTTAATTTGTTTTTCATAATTTTCTCAAAGGCAAAGCCGATTATAAAAATCAGCTAAGCCCATTTCCCCCTTACTATTGTATTACTTTGAGTAAGGGCGTATGCCTATAGGCTCTGGTCAAATTTGCCTTAAAAAAAACTATTTCATCTTTACTATATAATTATACCATATTTTAAAGCGCTAATCAAAACTAGCTAATATTAAATATTATTTAATGTATTGACTTTTTCTGTGGGTGTGCTATAATAGGCTATGTAATAAAATAATTAATATTATACAATATGTCAGTGAACGCAGAAAACTTATGGAAATTAGGATTACACAACAATAAAGATTTTATTAATATAAAAAACTTTTCAGACAAAGAAATAATTAATAGAATTTGTGAAAGCTCTAATCTTCCTCACGATAAAAACGGAAATGAGATAATATATGATAATAAACATTTTCATTGTAGCGCTAAGGGGTGTGAAATAGAAATGCGATTAATGAGAACGGATTACTATGGTGATTATATTATACAAAAATATTGCCACAAGCACAATAGGGTGTGCTCAAAGACTGGTTGGGAGTTAGGTTGGTATTTAGGAAAACAAACAAAAAAATTTAAAAATAATAATAATCGGACAAAAAGACAAAGGTCTATTAGCCCCGTAATAATATTAAAAGATGGAAAGATAACAAAAACAGATAAATTTTATGAACAATATGACCAAAAATATAACAAAAAAACAATTTAAGACATTAGAAAGACTTAATGATATAGTAAACACTTTAGATATATTTTCGGACATTGATTATGAGCAAAGAATAAAAAACAGATATTATAATCAATTGTTAATGGTGGCGGATAATTTATCTCGTAAATTATTAAATAATTAATTATTAATTAAAATTTTATGTCAAATGAAAAAAATTTATGGCTTCCCAAGTAAAAGTAGAAAAAGACTATGCCTTAAAAGCCATTGAGCTTGGTGCTAATAAATTAATAAGCACAGATAAAGAATAAATTTATAAAATTTAATAAATATATGTCAATTAAAGAAATAATGACAAAATATCAAAAATTATTAAAGGATAGTTATATTGATGAAAAAACTGGGCAGGCGGTGCTTGAAGTAAGTGTGTTTAGTGATTTTCTTAAGTCTTCTCTTTATTCTCTTGTAAATGAGATTAAAGAAAAAACATTGGACAAGATGGAAGAGTTATCAAATTATGCCAGAGAAAATAAAGAAGATTACGAAGCAATTGGTGAGGCTAATTTTGCGATAGCTCAAGTAAAAGAAATCTATAATTTTTTATTAGAATTAGAAAAAACAATAAATAATATATGAAAGGATTAAAAAAATTTATTTGGGATAAATTAGACAAAGGCGAATGTGTTTTAGACCAAGATATTGCTAAATTTGTGGGAAAGGGAAATGATGTTAATTTTTCTATGGTTGAATATTATAAAAATCAATGGATAAGTTTTAATAATACTAAAGAATATTTTAGAGATATTGTCGAAGCTGGTAATTATGAAATAAAAAGGATTAATATGTTCCCGGGTAATTGTAAGCATTTAATAAGAGATAAAAATTGGCCAAAAAACCAATATAAACAGATACCAAAACTTTATTATGATTATTTAATTAATTTAAATAATTAAAAAAATTTAAAATTAAAAAAGTGGGA